TGTCCCCGTCTGCGACCCCCCCGGAGCCTGCTGCCGCAATGGACAGCGTTCTGGTCGCCCCTGACCCACCCGGCGTGATGGTGATGTTGCTGCCTGCTTGCAGCGCAGCCTCTACGATCGCTCGGACTGTGGCCTGCAGCGTCAAACTGGAGCCATCACCAAGGGCCGTATACAGCTCGTCGAAATTGTCATTGACCTTATCTCCAGCAACCCGAAGGCTATCTCCGGTCCCGTCATTGGCGGACGCGCCAAGGCCGATAGATTGCTTTGCCATTACGCTACCTCGTCAAATGTGTAAGTGTCAGAGTCGAACCGAATCGTTGTGCTGTCAAAAGACGCTGCACCAGATGCGGCCAAAATCGTCAAAGCGTTAGAGTTCGCAGATTCAGAACCCTCGGTATTCGTCGCAGTCACCCGACAATCGACGTTTTCCCCTTCATCTGCTTCCACTGTCGTGTAGGTGTCAGACGTTGCTCCGCCTATGTTGCTCACACCTCGCCGCCATTGATAGGTGTATGTGATCGACGGGTAGCCAGTCCACGCGCCGCGATTGCAGGTCAATAACTGTCCTACCTGTGCAATCCCGCTTATTGATGGGGCTATCGCGTTGACTGGCGCGGCAGGCTCTGACCCCCCTCCCCGCCTACGCGCAAGAGGGGATGAGAGGGGAGACTCGATCAAGGGGAAAACAAGCCCCTTGCGGATCAGGGGCCGGACGATCATGCCGTCTCCACCGCTAGGCCGGCAGAACTGTCAGCGGGCCGTGTCGCTCGAAAGGTCAGTGGGCCGTAGAGGTAGCCACTTCTGATTCCAGCGCCGCCGACTTCTTCGCCTGGGCCGTACCCGGTGGGCAATTTCGGCTCAAGCAGAAGCGAACCTTGGCCAGTTACCGTGAACCGCAGCGCTGCGCCATCGGCAATGATCTGGTCGGCAGATGAGGCAGCACCAGGTGCTGCTGCAAGAAGGGTGGAAATAGGCATGGCAAATCCTTTTCAGGCGATGACATGCACTGTTCCATGGCCTTGGAGTATTCCAAAGCCCTACAGGGGTCTTTACTCAGTCGATTCGATCAACTGGCTGGTGGCGTTGAGGCCATTCAATGCGGCTGCGGCTTGTTGTCCAAGAGATTCTGCAGCAGAGATTGCAGCCTGAACACGCTGCTTGGAATAGTCAGCCTCCAATCCAGCGACGGTCTTTGCGGCGTCCAGGCTGTTCCCTGCGTTGATGCTGTCCCTGCGAACGCCAGCCTCCATCGCGCTGGTTCTGGCGTTGTAGAAAGAGGCTGCAGCAGAAATCAACCTGGCCTGCGCATCCGCCGATTGCGTAGACAGACTGGATGCAATGTTGGGTGCCACGGCAAGCGCCCTGATGTAATCGCCGGCCGCAGCGATGGCCTTGGTCCTGTAGTCAATGGCTTGGGCCACGGCAAACCGGATGTTCTCAATCTCGGTGTCGAACGACTTGATGGCAGCATCACGGCTCACAGCCGCAAGGTCTGCTGACTGCTTCCTTTGAATAGCGATGATGTTTGCGTTCAATGCTCCGGGAGGCAAAGGGAAACCCCGCGCAGCCCAAGCCGAAAGAGCGCCATCAGATGCGCTGGCTGCCTCTGCGCTGATCCGATCACGGTCACGCTGCCATAGCTGGCGCTCGACAGCGGCATTGATCCCCGTCCCGCCCTCGGTCACGGCACGCTCTAGCCATTCTTCAACCTCCGGCATGAGGGTTTCCCGAATGGGGAAATACTCGGTGAAGAACCGGGCAAACCGATTGGCAAGGTCATTGATGATCCGGCCGTACATGGACTCGAAAACCGCCGTGTCAATTCCGCTGGCCCTGCTTGGAATAGCCACATTGGGCTCTCTCGGATCGCTTGCGCGAATCTGGTCGGCCGATACGCTGGCCCTGCCGGTGGCAAGTCGAATGGCCTGCCCTGTGTAGGCGTCGGCCAGATTCGCCTTGTTTTGCGCCGTCAGCAGCGCGTTGTCGATGATGGTTTGAACGACAGGCATCACAGCCTCCTTTTCAGTTTGATCGGCATGAACTCGATGTTGTGCAGGTCGAAGGCCGAATCCTCGGATATCAGCTTCAGTTGATAGAAGCTGGCATCAAGTCCCCTGCCAAGCTCGAAGCGGTGCGTTTTCATGCCCTCTGTGTTGTCACGAACCCGATAGGTGTAGGTTTGCTCCACTGGTCGGCCGGTGACGCTAGTCACCATGGATGTGACGCGCAGATAAGTCGTCCCATCAGCAGCCATTCCCGCATAGACGTATGGCAGCGACTTCTTGTTGTTGGTTCCAAAGTCAAGGCTTCCAAAATCAACTTCGGATCGAATCGGCGTTCCGTCGTCATCGTTTCCTTCAAGCCGGTAAAGCCCACCCTCTCCAGCGCCATAGGTCACGCCGTCAATGGTGGCAAAACTGTTGAAGTTGTAGCCGTCGTACCGGGTTGACCCCATGGAATCCATGTGCAGTGCCCAGACTTGCAATGGCTCTCCACTGATGGAGGCCATGTCTTCGGCACTGACCACGGAAGAAATCAGGGCCTGAATGAAGTCAGTCAGCGTCCAAGAGTCAACCGCATTGATCTGCTCTCGAAGAATGGCCGACTCAATGACCGTGCTGTTGATAAGACCGACCAGCTCTGCTCGCTCATTGACGACAAGGTAGAACGACTCGAATCCTTCTTGAAAGTCAATGGCGAACACAAAGCCAAACACATCGAACCTGTTGGGGTTTGAAAGCTCGCGCCCGGTGGCTCGAATGGCAGGAATGGTCACACTGGACACACTCAGATCGGCTTGATCCGATGCAAACATCTGAACCGATGGGATGGTCAGATCCGCATTGCCGATGGTCAAGTCATAGCAGATGCCGAACGCCGTAATGCTCGGCAGGATCGGATCGCCTATGGTAAGGTCAACGACAGGGCCTGATTCCGACGCAAAGAAGCCGGTTGCCCTGACGGCCGGCATGGTCAGGCTGGCCGCAACGACTGACCCGTCGCCACCAAACACGCGCACGGCTGGTAGCTCTACGTCTGCCGATGTGGTGTCTTCAATTTCGTATGCCTGAACAGTAACGGCAGGAATGCTCAGATCGGCCGACGAATACTCAACCACATCAGAGGCAAACACGCTGACCGCTGGGATAGCAATGTCAGCGCCGTTACCGGGGATGACTGCCATGTTTGAAATCTTGTCGCCGCCCCTGAACATGGCAACGGTCAAATTCCATGGCTCGTAGTTGACCGGAATGCTCTTGAGCATGACCGGATCGGACTCCGAGAAGTTGTCGTAGTCAACAAACGTCAACGTGTGTCGCCACAGTTCAACCCTGTTTCCATGAACCACGATGCTGAATCGGTAGATCGTCGCAAAGGGAACCATCGTCAGAGACTCAGTAAAGTCCCCGTTGTCGATGGCAGAGAACCACAATTGCCCAGGTTCTCGGTGCGTGAGGAAAAACCCGTGCTGGATATCCTCGTATCCGACGGCGTTCTGAGTGCGCGTCAGACCAACGACAACCCCTGTAGGAAGCTCCAGCGCAGAAAAGTAGATGCGCGTGCCAGGAGTGATGACGCCCGGGTAGTAGGATCGTGTATTCCAGCCCAAGTTGTAGTCGTAGACCGTCACCAAACGAGGCGGATAGACTTGCGCAATGTAGTCGTTGACGCTAACGCCAGGAGGGATGCGAACGGTCTGGAATGATGTAAGGCTTGCCGATCCACTGGAGCCACCACCAGATCCACCAGACCCTCCATAGGTTTCCTGAGCGTCCTCAACCCGTCGATTGACTTCGGCAACGCTGTATTCTGCTTGGTCGCTGTTCAGCGGCATGACTGCTCCTTATTGCGTCGTCCACTGATCCACAACAACAAGGTCGCCGACTTGGATGTTGAAGTCGATGATCCGCTGACGGATGATGGCCAGATCGCGCAAATAGTTCGGGTCCACCACTTGGCGGGTCACGATGTCTTTTTGAAGGTAGAGCACCGGCTGTCCGACCGGGCTTACGATGTCTGGCGGGAAGCTCATGGTCTGTCCTTGTATCTGTCTGGCAGGGTGATGTCTGGAAGCCGGCGAGGATCAGGCCCGGGAACCAAGATTGAAAAGTTGTTTCCCCCGTCATCAGACAGAATGGAATCGACCCTTCTGAACTCTGTTGGCGTGTAAATCTTTCCCTCTCTCGTCCATGTGGCGCCCATGTCCTCAGACTTGTAGACGTAGTAGGAGAGTCTGGTCGAATCCCACGCCGGAAGCAAAACCCTTCCGGGGTCGTCATCGGTCACTGGTTTGTCCACAGTGAATCGCCCGATGAACTGATTGAGCAAGGCCGAACCAAGACCAGACGGAGAAAACGGTGCGCCCCAAGTGGCCCCACCATCCATGGACCGCCGAAATGTCACTGTGTGCCCTGTCCCTGGCCAGCCACTGAGCACCTTTGCAAGAACCACCCCGTTTCCCAAATGCGCAACTGTTTGCCAAAATGGGACCGATGCGCGGCTTGGGTTGTCATCGCTCTCGTACACCAGCGATGCCGAAACAGTGCCGCCGTCTAGGCTGACCGTTGCCACGCGCTGTCGCCAGCCACCTGGCATTCTCTGCTGCCACGCCATGACCATTCTGTTGTCGCCCACCACTGCCGTCCCGGCGACCAATGTCAGCAACGTGGCCGACAGATCAGCACCGTACTGCCGTCCGGCATTGACGCCGTAGTAGTCCGGGCTTGCAGGCGTCGGCGAAGGGATCAAGGCCCCGCCGAACAGACTGGATGTCAGGTCGGCGTATGTGAATAACCCGAACGACTCCGTATTGGGTGTGTAGGCAAGCCAAAACTTCGGCCTGTAATCTTCGCCGGAAACAACCTCACCAGGGCGAAAGAAGATTTCCGCCAGCAATGTGAGCGTGTAGTCCTTGAGGACAATGGTCAGGTGCTGCGGCCAAAACTCAGCCTCTGGCCGCGTGAAGTCTTCGACCGCGAGCAAGTACGAATCGTTGTCTGCAGTTCGACTCATGCGGTACAGCACCACATCATGCAGCGGTCTGCTTGAAGCATCGACCCGACCGATGAACAAAGCCGCAAAACCAATTGCCGAACGCCCGCCTGTCGCTCGACGCCCATAGTTGGCAATCGTGTCTGCAGCTTTGATATAAACAGTTTGAGACGTTGGGGCGAAGTGGTAAGAGTAGGTGCCGGCAAAGTCAATCATTTGCTCTCCGCGCAAGCGATACCCGCTGAATAGAACCGATTGAACGTATGTTGCCCAGCGGAACTGTGCCGTCTGGATAACCCCCGGCCTCACCTCGTAGCTGTACTCCGCAAGCTGCGCAGTCTGGGAAAAGTCTGCGGACGATGTGGCGTACACACCGCCACCGAGAGAAACCGGCGTGCCTTCAAGCCGTGCTGCCGATTTCGTGAAGGATTGCTGAAAGCGCATCGTGTCCCTGCGCTTTCTGTCCCCATCAACCCCCGTTACAAGGTACTGAGGATCACCCTCCAGAATCACCCGTGAAAAGTCGCCCGACTGGATAGACAAAACACCTTGCTTCGGGCGCGTGCGCTGGTAATCCATGCCCTTGGTTTGAAGCCTGCGCACCCCAGCCTCACCGAACCCGCTTGGCCCGGTTGGTTGGCGCGGGTATTCGCAAGGCTTTCGCATGGATCAGAATGGGTCAATGGGCGGCGGACCGACAAGCGAGAACCGCTGCAGGTACATCTCGGTCATGCCTGCGCCCGTGCGCCAAAGAACAGGGCTGTTTACCGCTCTGCTGACCTCGATGCCGGCCCGCAATTGAAACGGCTGCGGAAAGCCGTTGCGAGTAGGGCGCACGTATGCCTCGACGTTCTCGCCTTTGGCAAAGTAGCGGTCATACTCGACTGGCATGTCAAAGCGCCGGTACGGTCATGGCGAAGTATTCGATCTGCTTCGGTGCGCCCGACACCAATACCGGGTTGGTCATCACCATGTCGCCGACAACGGCGCCGATGTTGCCCTGCAGTCGAAGCGCGGTCGTGCTGGCCGTGCGGTCATCGGTGGTCAGCTCCAGCCGGAACCATGTCGCGGTTCCAGACGCCAGGTTGTTGGAGCCCCACGTCTGCGCGGTCGCCTTGGACACAACGCCAGCGACAGCAGCCTCAAATTCCAGCGGGTTGCCAGACGCCAAAATGACGTTCAGCAGCGTCGCACCAGTCGCGGCCACATCGGCATCGGCCACTTCGGCTCCAGCGTAAATGCTCAGGCGGCAAGCGCCGTTGAATGCGGCTCGCAGCGAACCAGTGCCGGCCAGATACTGGCGAAGGCCGGTGGAAATCTTGACGGTCATGATGACTCCTTCAGACAGAGATGAATTGGAAAACCACCGCAGCCTCCAGGCGACTGCCGTTGTTCAGGGTCCGGGGCGATGCAAAGCGCACAGCCGACAGAAGCGGCCCGGTGGTTCCGCCCTTTGCCGCCGATGTCGTGATGAACGCGCCACGAATCGTCGTGCCATCCGTGTTGCCGGTGAACTCGGTCACGTTGTCAAGGTTGTCCACGTTACCGCTGGCCACCGTGCCAAGCTCGACCTCCGGCCGGGTGGTTGACGTGTAGTTGGTCACCTCAACCGCAGCAGACGGGAAAGTTGCCATCGTGTCGCCAGGTACAGGCGTGTAGGCGCTTCCATACAGGCCGGCATAGAAAGTGCCGTACTGCGTGCCTTCCTTGAAGGTGGCATTGAGGATGTAGTTCAGGCCCTCGACGGGAATCAGGTTTTTGATGACTTCCTGATGGACGACTTGACCATGGCGGTCAATCTCTCGGATCGTCCAGACAAAGCCGGGTTTGAGGCATTCCACTTGGGTTCTCCTTACTCAATGACGCGGGCGTCGATGAAGCTGCGAGCGACAACCGCGCCACTCGGAACAGGGTTGGACAGCGAGGCGATGTACTGGCGCATGCCGTTGGTTTCCCGAAACACACCAGCTCCTGTAGATGCGCGCGGGAACTGGATTTGCCGGTCCTGCAGAAGCGCCAGTTCACCACCGGGAGAGGCCGACACCTGACCCCGTGGCGTGAACCACATGAGGGCCTTGCTGTTCGGAACTTCCGTGATGGTCCCGGCCACTGCACCGTATGGCGCAATCTCCACCATGCTCTCTGGCTGGGCAAGGCTCCCACTGATGAGCCAATGCGAAGACTCGGTAGCGACAATCAGGACGCCGGGATTCAAGGGCGCGATCAGGCGGATGTCGTCAGGGAACGGGATGAAGTCGGTTGCCGGCCTGTGAAGTCCCATGCTGAACGGCTGGCTGTGGTACAGCATAGGCCCGACAGCAGAAAGAAGGCGCCCGTCATGCCAAGCAAGTGCCCGACCGGGAGGAATCATTTCGGTCGGCTCGTAAGCCACCACCTCACCGGACTGCTGGTCAATGCCGATGCTGACCGTGCCACTTTGAACAGTCCCAGACTTGTAAAACACATCGCCATTGCCCGCCGTCACGAACACCACGACAGGCAAAGGCTGCGCTGTGGTCGTGAAATCCAGTCGTCCACCTTCCACCACGTCCACATAAACAGGGACCGTCATTGGTGATCTGCGACCATCAGGCATCAGCGATGCAAAGCTCACGCCATACGTGCCAGCAGGCAGGGCGCCGCCAGACGAAGCGACAACAGACGGGACCGGGTTCGGGGTGGCCGGCAGAAGCGGACCATTGATCCAGTTTCGCACCAGCCCCATGTTGAATCCGTCTGACCAAACAATCCCATTGGGCGTTTTGGCGTAGCCGACAGATGCGTATGGCGACGCAAGATCGGCCACATAAGCCAAGCTGCTGCCGGAAAACCGCATGAGCTGCGAACCGACGGCCACAAAAGCGCCGATGGAGTTGACGGGAAACAGGCTGCGCGGGTTTTGTGCTTCCGTGGCCAGCTCAAAACCTGCTCGGGTCTGAAATGTTCCAGATGCAGACAGATCCACGTTCACAGCATCATGCACAGGCATGCCCGCATCAGTTGGCTTGATGCGATCAATGGGCTGCCGGTTGTTGATGCCGGTAAAACGGTCGATCTTCATGTCCGACCATGATTCCGGGAAACGCCTAGTTGTGAAAACCCTACAGGGGTCGGAGACGACCTCAATAGTCCGTTTCGATGTAGGTCTTGGCGACCTCAATGTTGGTGGCCGCGGCAACAGCGCCGTTATTGGTCTCGGCTTTGTACGCCATGCCGACGTTTACGGCTGGAATGTCCGTGGTGTAGCTGGTGT